GCTTCTTGCTGTTCCGCTGGCATCGCCTGTACTTTGCCCGCGACGCCGACGAGGAGGCCGGCGCGTGAAGACCGGGCGCACGGCCGTCGGTGCTTTGGCGTTGTCAGCCGCCGGCCTGGTGGGGATTGCGCTGCACGAGGGCTACCGGGACCGCGCCTATGACGACGGCGTGGGAGTGCAGACCATCGGCTTTGGCGCCACCCAAGGCGTCAAGGCGGGGGACCGCATCACGGTCGAGCGGGCCCTGGTGCGGCTGGCGGGCGATGTCTCGCGCCACGAGGCCGAACTGCGCAGCTGCCTGGGCGATGTGCCGCTGTACCAACACGAGTGGGACGCCTACGTCTCTTGGGCCTTCAACGTGGGCGTGCGCTGCGACTCCACCCTGGTGGCCAAGCTCAAGGCGCGGGACTACCCGGGCGCGTGCGCCGAGCTATCGAAGTGGGTCTACGCCGGCGGTAAGCCGCTGCCGGGCCTGGCCAAGCGCCGGGCCGAAGAGCGCGCCAAGTGCGAGGGGAGGACGCCGTGATCCCGCTGACTCACTCCCTGTGGGCTTCGGCCTTGGTGGCGGCCCTGGCCGGCGGCCTGTGGCTGCACCTGGACCGCACCCAGCTCCAGCGCGACCTGGCCCGCTCCCAGGCCAGCCTGGCGGCGGAGAAGGCCGACCGCCAGCGCGAACGCGCCGACGCCGCCGTGGCCCTGGCCGCGGCCACCGAACAAGCCCGCCAGACCGAGGCGCAGTGGCGCGCCAAGCACCAGGAGGTCCAGACCCATGCCCAGACTCAAGTCCGCGCTGCCCAGGCTGATGCTGCTCGGGCTCGCACTGCTGCTGACGTCCTGCGGACTCGTGCCGAAGCCCTCGCCTCCCAGTGCACCCCCTATCGTGACCAAGCCGCCGGAAATCCCGGCGCTGCCCCAGGAGGCTCGGCAGCCGCCAACCCCGGAGCTGTGCTCGCCGAGTTGCTCGGCCGGATTGCGCAGACGGCTGGAGAGCTGGCTGCAGTAGCTGACGCGCGCGGCGCCGCCGGCGCTGCCTGCGAGCGGTCCTACGACACGCTGACACCACCCAGGATGCCCTGACATGCCCGTCATCCGCCTGCTCGGCTTTGCCGGCGAAAACCGCGCGCTGCACCCCACGCTGCTGCCCGACGTGCAGGGCGCTGTCAGCCTGAACCAGAAGCCTGGACGGGGCGACCTGCGGCCCTGGCTGCAGCCGCTGACCGTGGCCACCGTGCCCGCGGGCCGCAAGAGCATCTACCGCATGGGCCGCGACATGGCCAACGACGCCACCGACTGGCTGAGCTGGACCTCGAGCCCGGTCCACGCCGTGCGCGGGTTCGACCCGGCCGACACCACCGAGCGCACCTACTTCACCGGCGACGGCGCGCCCAAGGTCACCGACAACCTGGCGCTGGACGGCACGGACCCGCAGGACAACCCGGCCGCCACGCGCCCGCTCGGCATCCCGGCGCCGGCCACCGGGCCGACCGTCACCACCGTGGCCGGCGGCACCTCGACGCAGAACCAGACGGTGTTCTACGTCTACACCTACGTCAACGACTGGGGCTGGGAGAGCGCGCCCAGCCCGCCGAGCGCGGCCAACACCCGCAAGACCGACGACACGGCCACCATCGGCGGCTTCGCGGCCGTGCCCGCGGGGAACTACGGCGTCAACCGCCGGCGCATCTACCGCACCGCCACCGGCGCCAGCGGGGCCACCGAGTTCTTCTTCCTGCGCGAGATCGCCATCGGCGACACCAGCACGACCGACGACAACCGCACGCTGGGCGAGGTGCTGCCCACCACCGCCTGGCTGCCAGCCCCCGGCGTGCCCGTGGGCGCGGGCGCCGGCACCGAGGGCAACCTCACGCACCTGACGGCGCTGTGGAACGGCATGTTGGCCGGCATCAGCGGCAACGCGGTGCGCCTGTGCGAGCCCTACGTGCCCTACGCCTGGCCGGCCGAGTACGACATCGTGCCGCCCGACGGCAAGCCCGTGGGCCTGGGCGTGTTCGGGCAGGCGCTACTGGTGCTCACCACGGGCCGGCCGCTGCTGGCGGCGGGCTCCACGCCCGAGGGCATGGACCAGACGCCGCTGGACCTGCCGCAGGGCTGCGTCTCAGCCCGCTCCATCGTCAGCATGGGCTCGGGCGTGGCCTGGGCCAGCGAGGACGGGCTGTGCTGGTACGGCAGCGGCGGCGCGCGCATCCTGACCGCCGGCCTGATGACCCGCAAGGACTGGCAGGCCCTGGTGCCTTCCAGCATCGTCGGGCGGCTGTACGAGGGCCTGTACTTCGGCAGCTACTCCACCGACGGTGGGGCCACGCGCAAGGGCTTCATGGTCAACCCGGGCGACTCCAACGCCGGGATCTACTTCCTCGACACCGGCTACGAGGGCATGCACTTCGACGAGCTGCTGGACCAGCTCTACGTCCTGGACGGCGCCAACGTGCGCCGCTGGGACGCAGGTGCTGCGGGCATGACCTGGCACTTTCGCAGCAAGCTGCACCGCGCGCCCAGGCCGCTGTGCTTCGCGGCGGGCGAGGTCTCGGCCGACGCCTACCCGGTGACGATGCGGGTCTACGCCGACGGCGTGCTGCGCCACACGCAGACCGTGGCCAACCGCCAGGCCTTCCGCCTGCCGGCGGGCTTCATGGCGGTGGAGTGGCAGATCGAGCTCGAGGGCACGGGCGCGGTGCAGAGCGCGGCGATCGCCACCAGCATCGCCGAGCTGGCCCAGGTGTAGGAGGGCCGACTGTCGTGATTTCGTCGTGTTTTTCTCGTGGTTTCCTCGTAGTTTGCTCGTAGATATGTCGTAGCCCATGGCCCGCAACGACCTTCCCAGCCCGAACGCCCCGAACTTCCCGCAGCGCCTGCGAGAGGCGGTCATGACCTACTTGGGCCGTACAGGCGACCCGCTGGACCGGGGTATCACGCTGCGCGACCTGATCGAGGGCGGCTTCGCCCGTCTGCGCGACGGCTACACGGCCGGCCAGGCCGCGGCCAGCGGCGGCGCGCTGCCCATCGCGCCCGAGTCCCAGGTCGAAGAACCCGACCTGACACCGCCGCCCACACCTTCGGGTTCACGGTGTCGGCGGCCATCAGCCATGTGTTCATCGAGCACGACGCGCCGCTGTACACCCAGGGCCACGGGCACCTGCGCACGCGGGTCTACGGCAAGATCGTCGCGCCGGGCGACCCGCTGCCGGTGTTCGCGGACGCGGTGGAGATCACCCAGTTCACGGGCACGGTGCATGCGCACCCGAGCAACCCTTCGACGACCTGGCGGCTGTGGATCAAGTGGGAGACCGCTGACGGGGTGCTGAGCCCAACACCGGCCGGAGGGACAAACGGCCTGCAGGTGATCACCGGGCAGGATGTCTCCGCGATGGTGGCCGCCATGACCGGGGCCGGCAAGCCCTTCACGGTGCTGACCGAGCCCACCGAGATCGGGGGCGTGACGTTCCCGGCGGGGGTCTATTCGACGCAGGCGTTCATCCGTGATGCCCAGGTCACCAACGCCAAGATCGCGAATCTGGCTGTCGACGACGCCAAGATCGCGGACCTGAGCGTCGAGAAGCTGACCGGCGCGCAGATGAAAGTCGGCGCCTTCATCCAGTCGACGAACTACACCAGCGGGGTCAATGGTGCGGGCTGGCGCATCAACGCCGATGGCACGGCCGAGATGCAGGCGGCATTCATCCGCGGGCAGCTCGCAGCCAGCCAAATCAACGGCAACGGCTTGGTCATCCGCGACAACAGCGGTAACACCATCCTCTCGGCGGGTTCGGTCGAGGGGACGATGAGCGTCGCAGCGACCGCTGGCGCCGGGTTTAGGGTGGGTAGCCTGACCTGGGATTCCAGTGGCAACCGCACCGGCGGCGTTGGCGTCGCCATGACGCCAGGCGGGCTGGGGGGGCACAACGGCACCAAGGTCACGCTCAACATCAGCTCGGCTACAGGCGAGGCTTCCTTCGGGGGAACGCTGAGCGCTGCCGCTGGCAGCTTTGTGGGAGGCCATACCGTAGGGGACGCTGCCAGGAGCGGCAGCACGATGACCGGCGCGGGTGCTGCCATCAGTTCGGACGGCACCTTTGCAATGGGCAACGCCACCCGAAACCTCACCTTTGACGGTACGTCGCTCACGATGAACGGCGACTTGGTGGTAACCGGGAATATCGCCAACGATGCGATCACGGAGTCCTTTGCGGCGGTCTTGACCAGCCACTACACGTTCACGATGTGTCCGGGTGATCCGCCGCACGTCATCCTGAGCGGCATGATCGACTCCAATGGCGGGCCGCTCTACATCCACTCCAAGATCGAGTTCCTCGTCAACGGCTTTGCCGTGCTTGTGCAGTTGACGGTCAACGGCGTGGTCATCCGCGAGGTTCTCACTGCGCCAAACACTGCGCAGACAACCTACCCTAAAGGCTGGGCGCTGGATTTTGAGTATGTGGTCAATCCCGGTACTGGGAGTAATCAGGTGGCGCTTCGAGCTGTTCATGCGGGAGGCACTGGGGTCTGTCGTACGCAAGGCGTCTCGGCGAATGACAAGACCGGCCTGTTCGTTTTGGCGCTCAAAAGGTAGGGCGTATGTTCAATCAG